TCTGAAGCCGTAAAGGGACAAGATACTGAGTCAAGAAAGGCAGCATCTGCAGAAAGAAAAGCAGGTGATAAGCGTCTCTCACCTTCAGCAGGCAAAGCAAATGCTGATAAGATGGAGAGAGACATTAAGTTCTATGATAAAGTCACCAAGAAAACCAAACCTTCGGTACTCGGAATGACTCACGAAGAAGTTGAGATTGAAGAAAGTCGTTATCAGTCCAAGCACAGACCTCCTGCTGGTTGGAAATCCTATGGTGGGGATGAAAAGGAACCAGTGGAAGTTAATGCTACTGCTAAAAGAATTGAGAATATTAGAAAGTCAATCAAGACCCGTAAAGAAGAAGTAGAGCAGATTGATGAGAAAGCACTCTCTAAAGCACAACAACGCTTTATGGGAATGGTTTATGCTGTAAAGAAGGGTGAAATGAAGGCACCTTCTCCTGAAGTTGCAAAAGCAGCTGCTTCAATGACTGGAAAAGAGGCGAAGGATTTTGCTAAGACAAAGCACAAAGGACTTCCTGAAAAGAAAGAAGTGAAAGAACAGCAAGAAGAGGATCCAAAAGAAAAGCAAATGCTTGCTAAAAAGAAGCAAATGATGGCCAAGCAATACATGCTTGATAAGCAAAGATTACAGATGCAGCAACAAGGAAAACTTCCTACTGGGCACTCTGAAAAATATTGATTAATTTTGCTATATAGAATATAACAATATTGAGGTTTATCATGCTCTCATTTCTTCTCCCATTAGCATCAAAGATCATCGCTGATGCAGTTGCTAAGATTCCTGACAATGAGGAACTTGGCGAAAAACTGATTGAAATTTGCCTGATTATCTTGGGCAAAGCAGTCAAACTGACAAAGACTGAAATGGATGATCAACTGTTAGAAGTTGTATCAAAAGCAATCCAAGCAAAAAACGAGACTAACTGATAAGTTAATCTCAAACAATAAAATATTAAAAGGAGACCAAGAATACAAGGTCTCTTTTTTTATAAATATCTTATAGCAAATAAATTTTATCGGAAGACAGACATGGCACTCTGGGGAAATAATGATAACATTACCTCTGCGGGAACAGTAACCTTAGATTATGCTACTGGTATTTGCACAGGAAGCAATACTCTTTTTGGTAACTCTGGTTCTATTCAAGAAGGTGATGTAATCAGATTTGGTGTTATCGAAAAACCAGGAACATATTTTGGTGATGCTGTTGTTGTTAGCATTGCTAACACAACTCAATTGACAATCGGATCTACCGCTGGACTGAGTGGAGCTGCTATCGCAGCGACATCGTTCCAAGCATCACAACTTCCAAAATATACTGTTCTTGATTCACACTATAGTGAAACTCAGAGCGATTACTCTGCGAACGTATATGGTATTTCTACTGCTGGATCTCAAGCAGCACTTCAAACCGCATATGAAGTTGGTGTAGGTTGGGTTGGTGTTACCACATATACTCAAACTGATGGAACTCTAAGAGTTAAGAAAGAAATTCTTGTTGCAATGTCTGGCATCGCAACTGGCAATACTCCTTCTTATCCAAATATCTCTGAAGCAAATTAATTGAGGTATGATTTTTAATGAATTGAATGAGGACAACTTTCTCTTATTCGCTATTAAATATTACGAAAATCCTCAAGCAGTAACTAAAGAAGATTTTGAAAAAGACTTAAATCATTTTAAGTACATCAAAAGACTACTGAAACGATATCAAAAGACAGGTCAACTTAAAACTCATCTTTTGTTAAATCATTTTATTATTCTTTACAATGTTTTTGGAGATGCCACAACTCCAATGTTATTTTTTAAAATAGAAAAAGAGTTGTGGTCTCCTATGAAAACTTTTATTATATTTTTGAATAAACTTCCAGAGTATCCAAAGTGTTATATTCATGATATTCAAGTAGACATAAATTGTTTACAAAGTTTATATAAGATTTACAATGAAAGACCAGAATCTTAATAAAATTATTAATATAATCAGAGGATATCTGAATGAGGAAGTGCCAACTAATGCACTTGCTCATGGGAAGATTGCTGGTACTGTCGAAGCGGGTGATGATCCTCCCGTTAGAAAAAGAAAGAGAAAGAGATACATTTACCAAAAGGGTGTAAGGAAACTCTGGAAACAAGAAGATGGCGGAGCAAGTTAAGGTTGCAGTCCTAGAAGAAAGACTTCAAAACTTTGAGTCAGTTGTCTCTAAGTTAGATGCTGCGATTGAAAAGATTGCTGAGGTAAATAATAATGTGTCGCGGATGCTTGCCGTCCATGAAGAAAGAATATCGAAACAAGAAGAAATCGACTCAATACTGTTTGATAAGATCGACAAACTGCGTGATAAAATGGACAGCGATCATGACAGTGTTACTAAACGATTATCATTACTGGAACGAAAACTTTGGGTTGGTCTCGGAGTATTGGGAACAATTGTAGCAATATCCAATCCAAACGCAATTAGAATGCTCAGACCATTGATATCTTCGTCTGGAAGTGCTATAATGGCACCAGCGATAGCCTTTGTGAATGGATCACGTTGATTCCAAATTTATTGGACTTGTATCGCCACGACTAGAAAAATTTAAAAGGGTAAAGAGTAATCTCTACAACTTTCGTTGTCCTATTTGTGGTGACTCAAAGAAGAACAAGAATAAAACTCGCGGATATTTGTATTCAGTAAAAGCGAATACAAATTTTAAGTGTCATAATTGTGGCACTTCAATGTCTTTTAACAACTTTTTGAAGCAAGTAGATCCTGCTGTTCATAAGCAGTATTCTCTAGAAAAGTTTAAAGAAGGACATACAGGTAGAAATTTTGTTGTTGATGAACCAGAATTTAACTTCGAGACACCAAAGTTTAAACAAAAAATAGATCTTCCTAAAGCAACAGAAAATCCTACTGCTGAAGGATATTTGACTGGTAGAAATTTAGATCCAAATAAGTTCTACTATGCAGAAAAATTTAAGGACTGGGTAAACTCAATTAAACCCACCTTTGAGGATACAAAATATGATGAAGCAAGGATTATTATTCCTTTGTTTTACAATCAAAACCTAATTGGTATTCAGGGAAGGAGTTTGGATTTTAACAATCCAAAGTCTGTTAAATATATCACTGTGATGTTTAATGATGACGCACCAAAAATCTATGGACTGGATAACATCAGAACAGATGCTCCAGTCTACGTTACAGAAGGACCGTTCGACAGCACGTTCATTCGCAATGCGTGTGCTATGTGTGGAGCTGATGCTGACGTTGAGCGTTGGGGGATTAGCGATCCTATCTGGATATATGATAACGAACCACGCAATCGAGAAATCCTATCAAGAATTTCCCGCACTATCGAAATGGGACAAAAAGTTGTCATCTGGCCTTCGACAATAACTCAAAAAGACATTAATGACATGGTTGTATCTGGACTAGATGTTCAGTCTGTGATAGAATCAAACATATATTCTGGATTAGAAGCAAAACTTAAATTTACCACCTGGAAGAAAATATGAGTAACGGCACCAAAGTTAAAAAGCGTGATGGTCGAATTGAACCTCTTGACCTAGACAAGATGCATTTGATGGTTGGAGAGGCAACCAAGGGTCTTGCAGGTGTCTCTGCAAGTCAAGTTGAGATGAAGTCTGGTATCCAGTTCTATGATGGAATTACTACTGGAGAAATTCAGGAAATTCTTATTCGCAGTGCCAGCGATCTTATCGATCTAGACCATCCCAACTATCAATTCGTTGCTGCACGACTTTTGCTCTTTGCACTTAGAAAGAGTCTCTACGGGAAGATGAAAGAACTTCCTGATCTTGAGGAACATATTTTGAGTTGTACAAATATCGATGTGTATGATAAGGATATCTTCAATAAATACTCTAAGGAAGAAATTGCTAAGGTTAATTCCTTTATTGATCACGATCGTGACTTTTTGTTCACTTATGCAGGTCTACGTCAGGTCGTTGATAAGTACCTCGTGCAAGATAGAAGCGGTGGTGGAGTATATGAAACTCCACAATTCATGTACATCATGATTGCTTTGACTATATTTGCGGAATATCCCAAAGAAACAAGGTTAGAGTATGTCAGACGCTACTACAACGCAATCAGCAAGCACAAAATCAACATTCCCACACCTATCATGGCGGGGGTTAGAACTCCATTGCGACAATTTGCGAGCTGTGTTCTTGTTGATGTTGATGACACCCTCGATAGCATCTTTAGCAGTGATATGGCTATTGGCCGCTATGTTGCACAACGCGCAGGAATCGGTATCAACGCAGGTAGAATCCGGGGTATCAACAGTAAAATCAGAGGCGGAGAAGTTCAGCACACAGGTGTTGTTCCATTCCTCAAGAAGTTTGAAGCGACTGTCCGATGCTGTACTCAAAATGGCATCCGAGGTGGATCAGCAACTGTCCACTTCCCCATCTGGCACCAAGAAATAGAAGACATTATTGTCCTGAAGAACAATAAGGGAACTGAAGACAATCGTGTTCGTAAACTAGATTACTCAATCCAAATTAGCAAACTGTTCTATGAACGATTCATTCAAGATGGAGAAATCTCACTCTTCTCTCCTCACGACGTTCCTGGTCTGTATGATGCTTTTGGTACTGATGGATTTGACGACCTTTATGTGGGTTATGAACGAGATTCATCTATTCCAAGAAAGACTGTCCGAGCTCAAGGACTCATTCTGGACCTTCTGAAGGAGAGAGCAGAGACTGGTCGTATCTACATCATGAACATCGACCACTGCAACTCTCACTCATCCTTTAAGGATAAAGTTGAGATGAGTAATCTTTGCCAAGAAATTACTCTGCCTACCTATCCTCTTCAGCACATTGATGATACGAACGGAGAAATTGCTCTTTGCATCCTCTCTGCTATCAATGTTGGTAAGGTGAAGTCTGATGAAGAACTGGAAGAACTTTGCGATCTTTCTGTTCGTGGTCTTGAGGAATTGATTGATTATCAGAAGTATCCTATTGCTGCTGCAGAGATTGCTACAAAGGCACGTAGATCGCTTGGAATCGGTTTTATCGGACTTGCTCATTATCTTGCTAAGCTTGGGTTTAATTACGGCGATCAAGAGGCATGGGATGCAGTTCATGGACTATCCGAAGCCTTCCAGTATTACCTCCTGAAAGCATCTAATCAACTTGCAAAAGAGAAGGGCTGGTGTGAAAACTTTGGTCGTACAAAGTATGCTGATGGTATTCTTCCAATTGATACATACAAGAAAGATGTAGACGAGATTACCTCTCAGGAGTTATCGCATGATTGGGAAGGTCTTAGAGCATCTATCTTGGAGTATGGTCTCAGACACAGCACACTGTCCGCACAAATGCCATCGGAAAGCAGTTCCGTTGTGTCAAACGCAACAAACGGAATCGAACCACCTAGAGGATACCTGTCCGTTAAAAAATCAAAGAAAGGACCTCTTAAGCAGATTGTTCCGCAGTACAATACACTGAAGAATAACTATACGCTTTTGTGGGAGATGCCTGACAATAAGGGATACATCAATATTGTCGCAGTGATGCAAAAGTTCTTTGATCAAGCAATTTCTGGTAACTGGAGTTACAATCCAGAGAATTATCCTGATAATGAAGTGCCAGTTTCAGTCATGGCAAATGACTTTTTGACTACATACAAATACGGATGGAAAACATCTTACTATCAGAATACTTATGATCATAAGACTGATGAGGTGGTAGATGATAAGTCCGAACTTCAAAATTTACTAAATGAGTTAAGCAAAGCCGAGGAGGGAGAGTGTGAATCCTGTGCAGTTTAAAGTTTCTTCCGTAGATGAACCTTCTACTAAGATTGAAGGTATGACAGTTTTTAACACTGAACAAGTTAATACTAAAAAGCAACCGATGTTTTTCGGTAAACCTCTGGGAGTCCAGAGATATGATTCATACAAATATCCAATCTTTGATAAACTCACCACCCAACAACTAGGATATTTCTGGAGACCCGAAGAGGTGTCTCTCCAGAAGGATCGTGGTGATTATCAACTCCTACGTCCAGAACAAAAGCATATCTATACTTCGAATCTGAAGTATCAGATCATGCTTGATTCCATCCAGGGTCGTGGTCCTGGTATGGCATTTATTCCATACTGCTCTCTTCCTGAGTTGGAAGCATGTATGGAAGTGTGGGGTTTCATGGAAATGATCCATAGTCGCTCATATACCTACATCATCAAAAACGTTTATTCAGATCCATCTGAGGTGTTTGATAAGATTGTCACTGATGAGCGCATTCTAGAACGTGCTAGCAGCGTCACAGAAGCATATGATGATTTTATTCGAAGTGCTCATCACTATGATAACTCTAATGAATGGCAACATGCTTTAGAACAAGTTCCAACCGCATTAGAGGGCAAATATGAACTCAAACGCAAACTCTACAGAGCAGTCGCAAACGTTAACATTCTTGAAGGTATTCGGTTCTACGTTAGTTTTGCTTGTTCTTTCGCCTTTGGTGAACTTAAGCTTATGGAAGGATCCGCTAAGATCATCTCTCTCATCGCAAGAGACGAAAACCAACACCTAGCAATTACTCAGAATATTCTGAATAAGTGGGCAGCAGGTGATGATCCTGAAATGAAGCAAATCATGAAGGAAGAAGAAGAGTGGACATATAAAGCATTTGACCGTGCTGTTAATGAAGAAAAGCGTTGGGCAGATTATCTGTTCAAAGATGGTAGTATGATTGGTCTGAACGATAAACTTCTTCAGCAGTATGTTGAGTGGATTGCGAATAGAAGATTGAAATCTATTGGATTAACACCAGTGTATGATATCCCCGCCAAGAATAATCCACTTCCTTGGACAGAGCACTGGATTTCTTCTAAAGGACTTCAGGTTGCTCCACAAGAAACAGAAGTTGAAAGTTATGTTGTTGGTGGAATCAAACAGGATGTGAAGAAAGATACGTTCTCTGGATTTAAGTTGTGAATTGACGATGGAAAATAACTATGAATTTTTGGGTGTTGTAAATATTGAATCATTAAAAGATAAAATAATTAACATTAAAGAATGTGTGTGGGATGAATTTGATATAAGACAAAGGATTTATGAAGCTCATTCTAACACCAAAACAATCCCTATTCTTTGGGACTTGGAATCAGTAACTAGTTTGAATGTTGCAAAAAAGACAAAATATTATGATTCTTTTTATGTGCATTTGTATGATGTTGTAAGTATTTTAAAAAACCATTATGGTGAAGGTAAATTATTGCGAATAATCCTTACTAAATTGAAATCAAATAAAAAAATACCACCACATATTGATCAAGGAAAGGGGTTGGAAATTTCTAAAAGAATACATATACCAATAATCACAAATGAAAAGGTAATTTTTGGTGTTAATGGAGAATTAAAAAATATGAAAGAGGGTGAAATGTGGGAAATTAACAATCAACAAATTCATTCTGTATCGAATAATAGTGATTGTGACAGAGTACATCTAATTGTCGATTACTTAAAAAATTGAATGATGTTTTTTTATAGATAAGGGAGAGTAATTAATCTCCCTTTTTTATTGTGTCAAAAAATCAACTTACTAAAGACGAATTTAGAGTTCGTGTGCTAGGATTAAAAAAACAATTACATCAAGAAGGATGGTCTGAAGGTATATCCCACCTTGCGGATAAATATCTGAACAAGGTTCTTGATATAATTGATGAGTATAGATATTGACTATGAAAACCCTTGGATGTATAATGAGAGTCCTTTTACCAGTTCTGATATTGGGGACTACTTTGGTTTTGTTTATCTCATTACCAATAAGACCAACAACAGAAAATATATCGGAAGGAAGTACTTCTTCTCTTTTAGAACGCCTAAGGGGAAGAAACGCAAAGTAAAATCGGAATCTGATTGGAAAAAGTATTATGGGTCTTGTCCAGAACTTAAAGAAGACATTGAACGCACTGGGAGACATAATTTTAGTCGAACTATCTTGTCTCTACATAAGACAGCTGGCAAAACAAACTACGAAGAAACAAGACAACTCTTCACCAA